CGGTTTCCAACCGTATTCCGTATCTCGGGGAAATCCTTTTCCCGAACGACAAGAAGTCCGGACTGGATCTGGCCTGGATCACCGGAAACGATGGCTTGCCGGTATCCCTGATGCCCTCTGCGTTTGATGCAAAGGCTACCTTCCGTGACCGTCCCGGCATGGGTAAGACTGAGACGGAGATGCCGTTCTTCCGTGAGGGTGCCATGCTGAAGGAGAAGGACCGTCAGAAGCTGCTCATGCTTCAGGAGAATTCCGGTCCCTATGTCGAGGAAATCATCCGGCGCTATCTGGATGACGCCAGACGCCTGCTCGAGGGCGCTGCCGTTGCCCGTGAGCGCATGCGTATGGCTCTGCTCTTCCCGACTGCCGCAACGCCGAAGCCGGGAATCAGCATCGTTGCAAACGGGGTGAGCTATGTCTACAACTACGATCCGAACAGCACCTGGGCTGCCCAGCACTACATCGCTCTCAGCGGTAATTCGTCTTGGGACAATCCTGCTACGGCTGATCCTTTCACTCAGATTGAGACGCTCAAGCAGCAGATCAACACTGATTCCGGTGAGACGATTACCACCCTGATCATGAACACCATCACCTTCAACAAGCTGGTGAAGATCGATGCGATCAAGAACCGCTTCCTGACCACCACCGGTCTGTCCGTTGGCTATCTGACCGGCGCCGAGGTCACCAAGGTCATCAACGATGTCAACAAAGTCCGGATTGCCATCTATGACAAGCAGTACAAGGACGAGTCCGGGAACACTGCGAAGTTCGTTCCTGACAACTACGTTGCCTTTGTTCCGGAAGGAACCCTCGGCAAGACGTGGTTTGGTACGACTCCTGAAGAGGCTGACCTGCTCGCCGGTGTAAACCACGACGTGTCTATCGTCGATACCGGTGTGGCCATCCTGCGCACTGTGCAGGAGCATCCGGTCCTTCTGAACACCTTTGTGTCTCAGATCGCACTGCCCAGCTATGAGCGTATGCCGGGTGTCGGCCTGATGAAGGTTGCTGGCTGATATGAAGTTCATTCCGAACTTCACTGTGATTTACAACGGGATGACCCTCCAGGCAGGGTCTCCCGTGGAAGTCACGGAGGGAGATGCAGATGCCCTGAAAGCCTTTGGCACTTTTGAAAAAGCCGCTGAGAAGACAGCGGTTCCGGACAAGGGTAAGAAGGGCAGGAAAGAGCAAGCGAAGCCAGCTGTCGCTGATGAAGACGTGATTTGACAGAAAGGAGTGGACAGAATGGAAAGAGAGGAAATGATCAAGCGAATGAAAGCCATCATTGGCCCTCAGTCTTTCGGCGTGGACGATGACGATGTTCTGTCCATGTACCTTGACATTGCTGCCGAAAAAATCCTGAACCGCAGATACCCGTTTCGCCGTCCTACCGATGCAGCTGTTGAACCCCAGTATCAGCAGATCCAGATCGAGATTGCGGTTTTCCTCTTTAACAAGAGAGGAATTGAGGGTGAATCCCTTCATTCTGAGAACGGTGTAAGCCGTTCATTCGGCCTGAGTACGGATGTGCCGCCGGAGCTGCTCTGGCAGGTCACACCCCGGGGGAGGGTCGGCTGATGAGAGGAATGTATCGGAACCAAAGACCGTTCTGGTACGCAAATTTCGTCAGGAATGAAAACCAGACGGACGAAGACGGCAGGTACACAGGGCATCCTACTCCAAAGTACACAAACCCTGTGAAAGCGTGGGCGAATATTTCAACGACCACCGGTATTACGAATAACAACATTGCAGGTAAAACCGAGAACGAGCATTTTGGTATCAATCTGGTGTATAACGCCGTGATTAACCCATTGCCGCTCAGTTTCCCGATGAACGAGTATTCCATATGCTGGATTGACCGTGAGCCCACGATCAAAGAGGATGGATCGACAGACACGCCTCATGACCACTACGTGCACCGTGTGGCCACATCTCTGAATAGTAAAGCATACCTGCTTACCCGTGTGGGGGTGAATGATCTTGGCAGTTATAAAGGTTGACCTTTCCGTGCAGAGCATCGAGGACGCTATCCAGAAGCTGGATGATTTGTCAAAGGCTCTGGATGATCTGTCAGGGCCTGTAAGCCGCCTTGGTCTACAGGCAAGGGCTCAGACCGCAAGGGTTGCCTATAGTGCTCTTGCGAATTTCCCCGGACCCCGCAGAATCCATATTTTCAACCATCACTCTGGGAATCACGCCGACGTTGTAATGATAGGCCCCAGTGTAGGCTTTCTGGAATTCGGTGCGGGTGTACACTTCAACGGAACCGGATCATACCCCATTAAGACACCGCCGGGAATCGTCGGTATCGGTGAATACGGTATGGGCCAGGGCAAGCAGGATATGTGGAAATATGGTAACAAATGGACGCATGGTAACCCATCTGCAAAGCCTTTGTACTTTGGTGCTCTGACGGCTGAACAGAACGCTCCGGCAGAGTTTAAGGCGGTGATTGATAATGTCATCTGACAACTATCCTGAGATCACGCCGGATACTGAATCGTACGTGGTGGACAGGATTGTTCGTCTCCTGATGGAATACAATCCGGACATCTACGTGTATAACGAAGAGGTCGATTCACCGGCAGGGTTTCCGTGTGTGACCATTGAAGAGTACAACACGTACTCGCATAAACAGACACTGACCGGGGATAACGTGGAACGATATATTCACGTATCCTATCAGGTCAACGTCTACTCCATCGCAGAAGATGGAAAGCGCCAGTGCAAGCAGATCATGAGTCTCATTGACCGTGAAATGCGGGCGATTGGCTTCCTGAGGACCTATAACAGCCCTGAGAAAAATATGCAGAGAAATATTCACCGCAGGGTTGCAAGGTTCAACGGAATTATTGATACAGTAAACGGGCTTGTCTACAAATCCGTTTACTTCGTAGAAGAATAGGAGGACAGAAAATGGCTGTTGAGCTTTCGAGTGCTGGCGTATCCGTCCAGTACGCAGTTGAATCTGAAGCCGGAGTTCGCCCCACTAAGGGTTACACCAAGATTCCGGGTATCAAATCCACCCCCGACCTCAACCCTGAGAACAGTGCGCTTGACGTGACTGATCTGGGGGATACGGAGTTCAAGCGGTACATTGCGGGCCTGAAGGATCCCGGCGGAACAGTTCCCTTTACCGCCAACAACACCGAGGAATTCCAGACCACCTGGGCAGCGATTGTTGAGGCCTATACTACCGCCATTGCCACCAGTAAGGGTATGTGGTTTGCCATCGTCATTCCGGGGCTGACCAAGGCCTTTTTCATGAAGGTTGAACCGAAGCCCCTTGGCCTGAACGCGATTGAGGTTGACTCTGTTCTGGAGATCGACGCCTACGTCGCGCCTCAGAAGATTGAGGGTTGGCAGGCAAAGCCGACCGCAGCGTAATTCCCGATGAAAAAGAAAGTGAGAGAGACGATCATGAGCGAGAGAAAGAGAATTGACCCCGTTATCATCCGTGATACGGACACCGACGAAATCCTTTATACGCTGGATTTCAACCGGGACGCAGTTTCCACCGCAGAGCGCAGAGGGTTCAAGCTGGACAGCATCGGTGAATACCCGATGACTGCATGTCAGGAACTGTTCTACTGGTCCACCCGCATGCATCACAAGGGCCTCCGGCGTGATGACACCGACAAGCTGTTCATCAGCCTGGGCGGTATCGAAGCCGATGGACTGATCAAGCGCCTGCTTGAGTTTTATTTTAATGATACGGCGACCACC